CCCCCCTCGACGTTGAGGGGGGCTGCTCGCGTTTGCGTCAGGGACGTCGGAGGTCTGAGACGGACGCGCTGTCCGGCTCGCCTACGGGTGCACTGGCGATGGAAGTGAACAGGGACAGCACGGCGCCACCGGCCGCGGCCGAGAAGAGCGCGGTCCATGTGTTCAGGTCGAGCACGTTGGTCGCGAGCGCGGCGCCGGCGAGTACCGCTGCCTGCGCGGCAGTCTTAAGGGCCCGCTCCGAGGCATCCCGCCAGAAGCGCCGGCCGTAAGTCGTAGGGGTCATGCCCCGAGCGTAGCTCGATGGCCTCAGCCCGATCAGCAGCGCCGAGCCCTCGGCGGAGGGTTCTGTTCCCGCACTCGATCGGTAAACGCGCGAGCGGCCACGTCAGCGGCGCGAAGCTGCTCGACAGTGCGGCCCGCGGCCGCGGGGCCGGCGACGAGTGCGGCATCCGCGGCGCGCTCCATGTCGGTTGCCGCGGCGATGGCTCGGGTTCGGTCGTCGCTCGCCGCCTGCTGTTCGGCGACACAGTTGATATACGACTGTTGGCGGATGCCGAGTAGCGCGGAGAGACCGAGGGCGACGACGGCGACGATGGTTGTTGTCGCCCGGGCGCCGGCCGTGTTCGCCCAACTCAACCATCCCGGGGGTTCGTCGCCGAACATCACCGGGCCGCACGTTCCGCGCTGCGTGCTCGCCGGCGAGCCGCGCGCCGTGCCGTGTCGCTGGCGAGCAGCTGCCGGCCCACGAGGCCTACGCCGCTCCACACCACCAGCCATGCGAGCACGTCGGTCGCGTAAGTCGAATCTCCTGCCATCACGCGCGGTCACCTTCCGTCTCGGTCGCCGCCTCGACAACGGCCGGCTCATTCCTGCTTACCCGCCTACGCGCGATGCTAGTGCTGCCGGCCAGGGCAATCCACAGAGCGGCCGGGAACCCTACGACGACTGCGGAGGGTATCTGTCGCAGGAGTAGCGAGACGATCACGATGGCGAGCCACGCGAGCATCCCGGTGAGCAGCACGAACACTCTTGCCCATCCCGGCATCGATGGTCACCTTTCCGTTCGCGGGGCGACCCTCGTCGCGACTGTCCGTGACGAGGGTCGTTAAGCAAACATAAAGGTTCACGTATCGATCGCACACCCGGAGAGGGCGTTACTCGGGGTGCCCTTCACAGGGCGGCTTGATCGCAGCGACGGCGGCCGCCAGCTCGGCCACAGCCGCGGACAGTGCGGCGATGTTCGCGTCGACCTTGTCGAATCGACCCGGGCCCATGTTGGCGCCGTTCTGATCCTTGTAGTTGAGGCCGGCAGTGAACCGCCCACCCGCGGCAAACGCGTCCCGGTACGAGCGGCCGGCACTCGTCGCCTTGCTGCTGCCCTTGACCGCCTCGGCGATCTCTTCGAAGTACTTCGCCACGTCCGCGACCGACACGCCGGGGCCCCTTCCCATCTCGTCGAGTACTGCGATTGTGTGTGTGAATGCCCACGGCGAGCCGTCGTTTTCGTTGTGCTCGTGCGATTCCCAATGGACATGTTCGGTGTGCGGGCTGGGCCCACCGTACGGGTCGCGATACCAATCGCGATCATCGTGCTGCGCGATCTGGTGATTGTGAATCCAGAGATGCGCGCGGGGGTCGGCCTCGAAGTCTTTCTTCAGGGCCTCGATGATCTTGAGTTCGTCCTTGGTGCCCGTCGGTGTCGACGAGTCAAAGACGTTGACGTCCATGTCGAACGCATCGACGTGCCCGTCGATGTCCGGCTGATGTTCGCTTTTGTTGTCGTGATCCGGGTCCGCGTATCCACCGTCGGTGGTCGTTGATCGGTCCGGCAGGATCTCATTGATCCCGTTACGCCATGCGTTCAGCGCGGGATTCAATCCGCCCCAATTCCCCATTCGTTCCCCCTCTCTCCTCAGTCCCCACGGTACCCCGGTGGCCTACGAGTACTGCTCTTGAACCATCGCGGTCAGCGTGGTGTAGATGTTGATCTGCTGGTTTGCGGCTGTGACGCCCTTCAGGGTCACCGTGTAGCTGCCCGCGGCGCCGAGGGTCGTTTTCCATGCCTGCCCGGGGGTCGCCTGGTCTGCCGCGTTGCTGAAACTGCTGTACATCGAATACACCGACGCGTCCGACGTCGCCGCGCTGGGATCGGTAACCCGTGGGCGCGCAACGATCGCCGCGGTCGTTGAGGCGGCTGTGGGGTCGGCTTGGATGAACCACCACAGGGTTAGCTCGGCGCCGACAGTCTCAGTCGTGAAGCTGATCGAAATGCCGGGGATGTCTACGTTGTTTTGCGACGCGCCGAGGGCGCTGGACGCGGCGTCCCAATACATCTTTGGGCGAGACCGCGTGATGTCGGTCGCGTAGATGAAATCCCCGGCAAGAGGGTCCGGCATGGCCTGCTCCTAAAGTGCGTAACGACCGGGGGAATTCACCTGGACCGGCGATCCAGCGGGCAAGATCTTGCTTACCCCATTGATACTCCGCGTCGCGCCCGTGACAACCTGCGTGCATGGCCCGGTCCCGGTGATCGCACCCATACCACCGACAGGGACGCGGACGACTTCGCCGGCGATGGCGAGATCGTAGGGCTGTGACGCGGACCGGGTCGACCAGCCCTCGCCCGGCTTGGTGAACGTCAGCGTGAACGTGGTCGCCGCGGCCGCAACGTCCGCCGAGAGGGTCGTGGTCCGGGCCGCATACCGCTTTGAGGTGCCGTCGTACACCGCGACTTCCCACGGTTGCGCGGGCGAGCAGGCCAGTTCGACGTCCCACTGGTCGACGTTGATCGTTTCGGTGTACCCCTCGATGATCAGGTCGATGACCTCGCCGGCGATCTGCCCCGGCGGGTTGGCGATCGTGATCCGCGAGCCGATCGTGCACCCGAGCCACCGCGGGATGAACTCCGGGTGCGCGACGAGATTGATCTTGATTCGTGGCCACCGGAGAACGTCGATCGTCCCTACCTTGACGAACCACGCCGCGAATTGACGGAGACGCGCGTCGGCCCGCACGTTCAATTCCATCTGGTCGTCGTACAGGCCGACCCGGTCGGTGCCGAGCGGGCCCGTAACGTCCGTGACCGTGACGCCCTGCTGTCCGTCGGTCCGGGACACCGACCACTGATTCCGAAGCCGCTGATCATCGTCGACAGGCTCGGGGGGTTCGGCGAGGTGGCCGAGTGACCAATCCAGCTCCATCACGACCGGTCGGTTGTACCGGCGGATGCGCGGCAGGTACACCAGGGCCGAGGCGCGCTCGTACAAAATCCCCTGGTCGGCTCGCTCGCACTCGCGCAACAGATCGATCAGCTTGGCGGATTTCTGCCGGCCCATCGGTTCGGACGTCCCGCTGAACACGACGGCCGGGACGCTGTTCTCTGCGCACAGTCGAGCGATGCGTGCGGATGCGGTCTCGCCGAGATACCCGTTGCTGACGGAAGAGAACGTGTTGTCTACGAATGGGAGCTGCTCGTCGCCGAACCACAAATGCCCGACGCTCATCGAGTTGGTTACCGCCTGGAGCGTGAACCCGGTGAGTTGCGGGGCGGTCCCGGAGTACGTGTCGCTTACCGAGTAGTAGGTCGTCGAACCGACTTGGTGCCAGATGAGCGTTACCGTCACCGTGCCACCGGAGATATTCGTTTCGAGCTGCACGGCGAACCACTCAGTTGGATCGATGACCCATATGCTCGCGTTGTCTGCGATCAGGGTGCCGGCGTTGTCGTACCCCTTGAAGTTGATTCCGGTGGCAGTGATGTTGATCAGCCATCGGACCGCGGCACCGGTCGCTCGGATGTCCATGAAGAGCGTCTCGCCGCCGGGTGCGACCGAGAGCTTCGCCAGTGCCAACGCGGCGTATCCGTTGGTCACGGGGCCGTGCAGGTTCGCCGTGATCTTACTTGTCAGGGCAGTCTCGAGAACGATGCTCGTCGACGCTCCGGGCAACGTGCTGTCCCCGGCGAACGTCCCCCCGGTCACGGAAGCGGACTGCCCCCCGGACAGTCCGGACGCTGCCGCGCTCGCCTCGGACCCGTCTTCGCACGGCCAATATCCGACCCCGTACGACAGGCTCGCAAGTTGGTGCCGGAGTGGCGAGTCAAGCGGGCTGCTGCCCTGCTGTATGCGCCGCATGACGCCGGCGCCGGCGATGGGGGTAATTGAGTCCGTGCCGGACTTCTCCGGCCAGCGAGGCGGCCACTCGGGTACGTTCCCGGCCCACAGGGTGTTAGTGAGCTGGAAGTCGTCGACATAGGCGGTATACGTGCCGACGTTCGTGTTGATCCGCCAGAACCACAGGCCGGCGCCGTAGCCTTCAAGCTCGGACTCCTCGGCTACACCGTTCCATGTGACCGGTTCAGCCGCGAGGCTCCCGAGCCACGCTTTCACCATGATGTACGGGCCCTCTGCGCGCGCGCGGCAGTAGACCTTGTTGCCAACGGTGTACGACAGACCGGTTGGCGTAGCGGCGAGTGGCTCGGTCAACACGCCATCGGACAGCGTCTGAACCTTGACCTGAATCGACCCGTCATCGACCAACTCGACGTGTGCGCGAACGTAGTTGTTGACGTCGACGTGCCGGAGCAAGCCTGCCGAGACGAACGCCCCGCCGGTGGGCGCGGTCCCGGCGGTGACCGACCAGACGACCTCGCAGTCCAGTGAGCCCGCGTCCGTGAGCACCTGGCGGGATGCGTTGTTGATCGGAAGTTGCACGAGGGCGCGCGAGCCGTCGGTCGAGAAGGCGGCGTTCGACGACGACCACGTGAACCCGTCCGTGTTGGTGCCCCACCCGGGGGACACCGTGCGCGCGAAGTCGTCCGTCGTGCGGTCCCAGCGCTGCCGTATCGGCGTTCCGCGCCCGAGTAGGCCGTACCAATCGCCGTAGACGTTGCGCGGCGACAGGTTGCCTTCTCGGTCGTCCATGACGACCGAGAACGTGCCGGCCTCGACGCTCGACGCCTCGTCGTCACGGCCCGCTGTGACTTGCATGCCTGCGGACGTGCGGCGCGAGCCGGCCCTCTCCCACGGGTAGGTGTCCGGCGTGCCCGACGGACTCGCCCCCGGGGCGATGTCGATCTCGATGTCGCTGAGACCCTCTGTGCTAGCTGGCACCGGCGAACGCCCCCTTGACCCTGATCGTCTTGTTCACCCAACGGCGGAATTCGGGTTCGCCGCCGGGGACTACCTGAACCACGATCGGCCGCTCATCGCGACCCTGTGCGATGTCCGGCATGCGGTCCAGCGGCACAATCGCCTCGTCCTTACCGCCCTCGCCGACGTTGACCAGGGTTCCGCCGTGAGTCGCTTTGGCGATGGCGCCGTCCGCGAGCTGTGGAATGTGCGGCACGCCGATGGACCCTCCGCCGAACGATTGGCCGAGGACGGAGAATGACGGGATCGTGAATTGCAGCGAATTCCATTTCCCGATTACCCAGTTGATCGCCTTGCGGAATCCGGACTTCATTCCGTCCCACATCGACGACAGGGCGCCGCGGACCTTCCCGGGTACCGAGACGATGAACGAGACGAATTTTTTCAGTCCGGCAATGACCAGGTTGACCGCGGCGACGTGCAGCCCAACCCACCACTTCACCAGGTTCACGATGAAGTTGATCACGGTCATGAACATGTTCTTTGCAGAGACGAGACCGGAGACGATCTTTTTCCACATGTTCACAAAGAAGTCTGCGAATGGCCCGGCGAACCACGCGCCAACGCCCTTCATGAACCCCCATACGCCAGCCCAAATGGTCTGGAAAAACTGGGTCTTGGTGGCCAGTAGCACGATCCCCGCGACGATGAGCAAAATGCCAACGATGATCCACGTGATTGGGCTCGCGAGCAGCGCCGAGTTCATCACCCACTGTGCGATCGCTGCGATCGTGAGCGCGGTCGCCAGTGCGCCGAGGGCGTACGCGAGGGGGATCACGACGTCCGTGTTTTCGGACATCCATTTGGCCATCGATTCCAGGTAGGGCACTGCCTTGGCAAGCTGGTCGACGAGCGCGGCTTGCGCCTTGCGCTTGAAGCTTTCCAGCTTGGCGCCGGCCGACTCTTCGAGGGCTCGCCCCGCCTTCTCTGCGGCGCCGGCCACATTGCCGAGTCCGGCCGCGGCCTTCTCGGGATGGAGCGCGAACAGTGCCTTGCCTAGGTCTTCGGACTGCGTGCCGAACAACGCGACGGCGGCCGCGTTTTGCTTGACCGGGTCTTTGATGGCGCGCAGCTTATCGAGAACGGTTGTCAGTCCCGCCTCGGCGCCCTTGCCACCCTGTGCGATCTGCGCGCCCATCTTGTCGGCGTCGAGCCCGAGCGCCTTGTACCCGGCGGCTGTGGCCTTGCTGCCGTCGACGGCCCGAATCGAGAATTCCTTGAGCGCGTCGGCGACGATGTCCGCGTCCCGGGCGCCGGCCTGTAACCCCTGAGAGAGCAGCCCGAGAGCCGTCTTGCCGTTCAGGCCGAGCTTGCGGAACTGAGTGCCGTATTCGTTGAACGTGTCGAGCAGGTCATCGGACTTGTTCACCCCCGCGGTGATGCCGCGCTGGATGATGTCGAACGCCTCCTCCGCGCTGCTCGCAAGCCCCGTGCGGAGCATCTGCGAGACAGCGTTGGAGACCTCTTTGGTGCTGCTCTCGGTCGTCTTGGAAAGCGTGATGAGGTGGTCGCCGACCTGCTGAATGGCAGCGTCCGAGGCGTCCTCTGAGATCAAGTTGTTCTGCCACGCGTCGCGGATGGCGCCGGCCGCCTCGTCCATGGACTCGGCGACGCCCTTCGCGTATACCGCGCCGGCGTTCTTCCCCATCTCGGCCGCGAACTCTTCGCCACCTCCGAGCTGCGCGCCGAGTAGGGCCGTCGTCTTCGAACTCTCGATGACCTGCCCGATGCCCGCCACGAGCGCGGCCCCGATGGCGGCGCCGGCGATGGCGGCGCCGGCGCCGATCCCCTTCCACGATTTACTGAGTTTGCTCTCGACTTCTTTCGAGCCCTTGGCGACCTCTTTGGAGTCGACCCCGATCTCGATCAACAGATCTGCCAGAGTCGACATTCGGTCAGCCTCCCATGGTCCGGTTCAGGCGTTTCACGGCCCTAAGCATGTCTTCGCCGCTCATCTCCTGCTTGCGCTCGGCCGGCGCCTTGGCGTCCCACTTCGGCATGAACTGGTCGGCCTTGTAAGGTCGCGTCCGCTTGGCTCGGTTGGCGTTCGCGATGACCGTTGCCAGCATCGCGAACAGGTAATCCATCCGCTCCGGTCCGACCGGGCCGGCGACCCGTTCGTATGCTTCCCATTCGGTGAGTTCTCGCGAGGTGACCCTCGCCAGTAGCTCTCCGGTCGTGCACCCGAGAGCGAGCGCTAGTCGGAAGTAGCGTCGTCGTCCCGGGTTGCTCCGAAATCCTCCGAGAGCTTTTCGACGTCGTTTTCGGACATGCCTGCGAGCTTGCGGCACGCGTCGAACAGTCGATCGATCGGCGCCGCGTTCTTGCTCCCGAGACGGTTGACGTCGTCCGCCGTGAAGAGCGGCCGACCCTCTCCGTCGACGGCGCACAGCACGATCAGCTTCGCGCGCGCGTTACGGAGGTTCACCTTGCGGTCCGCCCCGTTGTGCGTGATCACGCTCTGCTCGTACGCGTCCCGCTGTGTGCCGCGGATGGACCGCAGACGAACCGTCCCGCCCCACTCCGGGCACGGGACCTCGTCGTAATTGATGTCGTCGGCTTCGAAGATGTCCTCGGCCGAAAGGAACTTGGTCATTCGCGTCTCTCCCTGTGTGCGCATGCTGCCTGCCGAAAGCCTAGCCGGAACTACGCCCGGGGCGGCCACGACCATTCACCCGGGGCCGTGCCCGGGGCGACGTTGTATTCGGTGAACTCGCCCTCCACCGCGAACACCCTTAGGTGCACATGTTCCGGCGAGTCGAGTCCCGGAATGGCGCCGGCCTCAACGCCCCGCGGGTCGAGCGTGTTGACGTCCACCACGACGATCGCCGGGCGGACCACCTGATACCCCAGCTTGCCCCGGTGGTGGACAATCCGGCCGACCGTGGGGAGCACGCCGCCGGTCATGAGCCGGTCGCCGACAGGACCGGCTTACCCGTGATCTTGATCGTCATCGTCCGGGCCATCTTGTCGTCGTAGGGGAACTCGTCGCCCAGCTCGGTCAGGATGCCCGAGATCTGCCACGTGTGCTCGTCGATGGTGTCGGGCAGGATCACGATCCGGTAGTTGCGCGGGAGGACGTCGTCGAAGTCGTCGTCGATCTGGTGGGTGGTTTCCGCCGGGTCGTAATTGATGTCGAGGGAGACCTCCCCGCCATCCTTCAGCCCGCCGAGGAACTCCATCCATCCGCCCGGCGAGTCGTGCGCCGTGACGTCGATCGTCTCGCGGGTCCGGTCCGGGCCCCCGATGTTCGTGACGTTCGCGATGTCCGCGTACGTCGTCCCCGGGGCGGTCCCGGTCGCTCGCTGAAAGAGAGTCCCGAATCCGTCGCGACCGCTCATGTCCCACTCTCCCTATGACAGTTGCGTCGTCTCGACGCGGAACCTCAGTACATGATGCCTGATCTGCGGGTCCGGGTCGGTAAGAGCCTGATCGTATTCGAGAACGATCCGGACGCACCGATGCCCATCGCTGACGAGTAGCGCGCTGAGTGCCTCGGCCTGGTGGTCGAGCAGCCACGCGATCCGGTCCGCGATGACTTGCCCGGGCGCGTTGCTGCGCGCCTGTGTCCAGACGTGCAAGGTCTCAGTGACTACCCGACCGTGCGAGGTGTGATCGCCCTCGGCAATCGACAGGTGGTCGCCGAGACGTACGTACGGTTTGGCTTGACCCTCGGCCGGCTGGTCGACGACAGCCGCCGTCGCCGGCGACACGTCCTTGATGGGCGCGAGCAGGCTCGCCAGCGTGGCGTCGCCGCGCAGGCGAGCCACCAGCGCGCGTTGCAGCGGCGCGAGGGGGAGACGTAGGTAAGGCTGCGCCATCAGGTGATCTTTCTCAGCTCGGCGTTGACCTGCTCGACGACACGCCCGCGAAAGCGCCGGCGCGACCGCTCGGCGGCCGGCGTCATGAAGTCGTTCTCGGGCGTGTCGCTCGTGCCGTGCACGACGAACGTGGTGTGCCGAGCGGTCGACACGGCGCGACCCGTGATCGTCGCCGGCGAGAACTCCGTCTGAATTCCGTCGATCAGCTCACCGTCGTCCCGGGGGGCAGTACGCCGCATGTCCTGCGCGACTTCGAGGGTCTCGTCTTTCACTGCCTGCCGAGCGGCCTTGTCGACCAGCTCGGGTAGCGCCTTGAGCTTCCTGGCGAGGACGTCGAGACCCTTGATGCGGACGTTGGATGATCCTGCCATCAGGCAGGCTTCCGGGGGGTCGCAGACTTCCGTGCGCCGCGGGGCGGGGTGATCGGTTCGGGCTCGACCTCCGGCGATGTTTCACGTGAAACATCGCCCTCGTCCTCGGGCTCGCCCGGGTTGTCGAGCGCGAGCCCGAGCAGCTCGACGAGCCACCCCTCGTGGTCGGGCTGCACGCCGAAGCGGTCGACAAGGCCCCGGTCGGCGACCAGCTCGGCGAGGGCCACGAGTTGGTCGCGGTACCCGTCCGCCTCGGCGCGCGCGTCGTGCAGCTCGCCGGCGATCTGCGTCGCCTCGGCATCCACCTCCGGCGCGGCCGCGGCCTCGTCGACAATGTGAATGACCATCGGCGCGAACGCCCGCGGGTTCAGCGCAACGGCCGGATGCGAAGCGTGCGCGAGGGTCTTGCCCCGGACGAGCCGGTGCTTGATTCCGTCCGGCCCGGTAAGAATTCCGTCCTTGATCGCAACGACGATGTCGCTCATGCGCTCTCTCCCATTCGCAGATCGTTGATCAATGATGCGTCGCCGGCGAGCCCGCGGCGCCTCCATTGACGATATGCGACGTGATCCTCGGCGTACTGCGACCGGCTGTTTACGCGGTCGTACTGCTCGTCCGTCGGCGCTTTCGGTTGCCCCGCGGCGTCGCGAGCGACCGGGTGCATGTGCTCGATCATGACGTCCGGCAGGTACGCAAGCGAGCCGGTCGCCTCGCCAAGGTCTTTCATCGCGTTGTCGCAGTACAGGTGCGCGACCGGCGCCGGCACCATGCGGCCGAGGACGCGCACGTAGTCCGCGCGCATCGCCCATTGCGTCGGGATGTTGTCGTGCTGGTATCCGTCGTCGCAGTAGACGATTCCGGCGCCGGCCCGGAGTGCGTCGAGGTACCTGCGGACCCATCCGCGGGTGCGCGGTAGATGGTCGTCGCCGGCGAAGCCGAGGGCGTACGGCGCCGGGAATGGGGCGAGCAGGCTCACCGCGGCCGCGTTCAACTTCGGTACAAGCGGCGCCCATGCCGCGCGCATAGACCACGTGACCTCGCGGCGCGCCGCCGGCGACCAGTCCCGGACCGCGTCGAGCTGCTCGACATACGCGTCGTACGCGGGATCGTCGCCATCGATCGCAAAGTGCAGCTCGGCGCCGTCGGCGAACGCATCCGTCGATCGCCACGCCTCGACGACACGTTTCACGTGAAACGGTCGCGACCGGGTCGGTACGACAACGACCAGCTCGGGAGTCATGCGTCACTGTCCGGGTGCCACGCGAAATGCTCGTGCTCGATGACCGGGCGGCCGGGCACGGCGACGATGGCGTCCGGGTTCTGCCACGCGCTCGTGTCCTCGCGCCAGAGGTAGTAGTACATGATCTTGTCGATGTATGCCTCGGTCACAGGCGAGCCCGTGACCTGCTTGACCCAATGGCGATCCTCGGCGCGTCCCGGCCGCGGGACAACGAACGTACCGCGTCGCGCATACTCCGTCTTGATCGGATCGATGTGCGTGAAGTGTCGGACGAGCGTACCGGCGTAGTTCCGGTGCCAACGACCGTAGCGAAGCGAGTGATCGACGATCTCTTTCGTGATCCCATCGACGCTGTATTCGAGCTTGAACCCGACGTGATCGGGCCGGCTCGCGAGGGCCGTGACGACCTCGTCGACGTAGTACTCGGGCACGAGGTCGTCGTCATCGATGAACGAGACGTAGGGGCCCTCGACTGCGGCGAGCAGGCCATCCCGAATGTGCCCGATGCTGGGACTGCCGTTGTTCCGCCACGCCAGCACGCGCACGGCGCCAGCGTGCACGTCGAGTTGCGGGAGTAGCACGTCGAGCAGGCGCCGGAACAGCGCTTCACGCTGCCCGAGCGTCGGGATCAGGATCGTCCACAGTGGCTCGGTCACGTCGGTTCCGCCTCGGTCGGTCGGCGTGGCGTCAACAGCAGGTCGGACCATCGGTCATCTCTCTTCCACTGAAT